GATCCCGGAACATTCCATCTCTGACCGTTGTCACAGGCCACCAATACATATTTGATCTTGATCTTGGAAACGGTGCCCTGTAGGGTTCTACCGTTCTTGCCTTCGAACTCCACCCTGTCGCCCACTCTTAATTTGTTGGCATTTTGAAAATGAAGTTGATTTCTTCTCATCTTGACTGCCTGGATTACCTGATCTAGGTCCGTGGCATCTAGTGAGAATATTTTGTTTATTATGTCTTTCATTTACACCTCCTTGTTGTTATAGTTTCATTATAAGGTATTTGGTAAAATAGTCAACCACCAAAAAAAGTCAATAAAATCAATGACTTATTCGTAATCAAACAGTTTGGAAAACTGGTCAGAATCTTTCAAATAATCATTTATTCTTCTTTTAGATATTTCAGCATAATGCTCAGAAAGTTCTATACCTGTATATGACCTTCCTTCTATTAGACTACCTATGCCTGTGGTGCCTGTGCCGTTGAATGGATCCAATATCTGTCCGCCTAAGGGAGAATAAACCCTAGTCAAATATCTCATCAGAGATATTGGTTTAACCGTTGGATGATCATTATACTCACCTTTTTCTTTTCTAGTGACTCTAGGAGCATAAAAATACTTCTGATGTTCGGGATCATCTAGATATCCTATTATGTTCGATGGATATCTACCTGTTGGATCTGCGTCCTCTGTACCTGTTTGTTCCTTGCTGGCTTTGTTGGTCTTTCCTTTGCCAAAGACTCTTCTCTTAGATCCGCCTTTCAACCATCCTGTGGGTGGTTTGCCGTCCCATGGCACTTTGGCCTTTTCGATATTGATCTGTCCAACACCCCACTCTTCGAAATTAGATTTGATCGTTCCTTTGAACGGCTTCTGCGCCACCGCTATGGGCTCGTGGGCTGGTTTCAATCTATTGTTTTTAGACATCTTCGTTGTCACTATCCAATTGATCATATCGAGGATACGGAATCCGCCTTGTTCCATATTGGATGCCATCCTGTGATAGAGGTCTGTTGAGCAGAATGAAAGACAGAATGCTCCCGGCTTCAAAACCCTTAGGACTTCTTGCCAAGTATCCGACTCCGGAACCTTGCTATCCCAATCTTCCATATCCATACCATAGGGCGGATCTGTGATACAGGCATCAAAAGAATTCTCTGGTAATTGTTTTAAATGATCAATATTATCACCTTGTAGGATTTTATAATTCATTCAACTTAATTATAACATCTTGTTCTCGCTCTTCGCAAGTTTTTACAACGCCATTGGCCTTCCAGGGCTTGTTGATATTGCCTAGTTTCTGGTTCATGATTGGTCTCAAACCAATCGAAGCCACAGTTTGGTCAAATCCTGCTTTTTCAATCACTTGTTTGGCAAGAGCATTTATTTCTTCTATAACTTTAGGAAACTTTGAATAGTTGGAGATACTAACGATATCTCCTTGGAAAAACACTCGCATTTTATCTTTGAGGAAGGGGTTAGCAATGGTCACTTGTTTTTCTTTGTACCCTCTATGCTGGCCTTTTTTAGGCCCTCCACGATAATAACCTAAATCGATCTGCTCAACCTCTCCTGTTTTCATTGTCTTTCCTTTGTGACTCGAAACAAATAAAACAATAGTTGAAGGTGCTGGAAATCTGTCGTTATACTTTGGCATCGAACCGCCGCCTGTTTTGAATTCAAAATATATCAAATAGCCTCTGTATTTCACAATCATATCTACCGAGTATTGAGTACCACCTGGTTGTAGAATGAAACAATCATCTCCTCCGGGTCCTATGAGGTTGTCATCGTCTTTGACAAAGTGTTTTCCATCCTTAGGTAATTTATCAAAAAGGTAATTCTTCAGAATATCAAAATATTCTTTTCTAAGATGTTTATTTGGTAAGCGTGGAAATTCTGAATCGGGATCCTCCCCTTTCTGCAGATGATTGTAGGCAATCCATTGAGGAAAACCTAAGTCATCCATGATCTGCCCTGCCACTGCTTCAAGACTCTTTGATCCTTTTAAGTTGTGATTGCTAGTCTTCTCACTGATTCCACCTTGATTGGCGATGGTCCTAATTTGTTCAATAAATTTAACAATTTTATTTTCCATACTTACATTATAAGGTATTTGGTGAAATAAGCCAATCTAAAAAAAACCTAATAAAATCAATGACTTATTTCTTGATACGGATTTTGTTCCAAAGTGCCTCGGCCGATTGCTTGGAGATCAAGATGTCAAGATACTGTTGATCTCGAGCTGTCAATTTTGGCAAGGACTCTAGGCGTTTTATTTCATAATCAATTTGATCAGGAAAAAAACATTGTGGATGGGTTATGTATCGGGATATTTTCATGGTACACCTCTTTCTTTTGTTTCTTATATAATAATATAGTAGCAAGATCCGTCAATGTGATATCCAGTGTAATTTTTGATCGATTTGGACACTGAATTCGTTGTGCATTGCCATAAAAAATACCAGATTGACCATTGATCAAATTCATATATATTAATAGTGAAGGAGGCAAGATGGGTATAGAAAGTTTATTGGCATCGGTGGTGATGTTGATACAATCCGCATCAGTGGGAGAGGCCTTCACGGCCAAGAACATCTATCAGGGAGCCGTGATAGTGGACAAGGTGATCACCAAGACAGAACAAGGCACTTGGGGAGCATCGGCACACGAAGAATCATATCAGATTGTGAAAAATGCAATCAAGAAGATTGGGCAAAAATAATTATTTTTTAGGTTTGATTATTTTGGATTTTTGATATCCATGACCTTTTCTTAGTTTTTTTCCTTGTTTAGGTCTAGCGGTTCCTTTTCTTTGACCTACCTGAATTGTTTTTAATCTTTTAGATGCTCCACCCGATCCTAGTGTTCTTGCTCTCTTTTTGGCAGTGGCCTTTGCTTTGGCCTGCCTTTTTTGAGCGATCTTGGCACCTTTTTTGGGATTTAATCTAGCGGTACAGGTTGAAGCGTTCGCAACGACTCTGCCTTTTCGAGGTCCCGCCAAACATCTAAAACCAGTTTTTAATCCTTTTCCTTTGACTCTTCTTAATATTTGACCTATGCCTTCATCAATATATGAGGCTAGATTTTGTGTCTGATTGACATTATGTGATACTATATCTTGTGCCACAATATTTTGTGCCTTGGTTTCTTGTATGGCACTAATAGGTTTGGTCTGTATGATTTCTGAAATTTTCATTATGACATTATTTATTGTCATTAAACATCATATTAAACCTTAACAACTTAACCTTAACAACTTAACCTTAACAACTTAACCTTAACAACTTAACCTTAACAACTTAACCTTAACAACTTATCTCACCAAACTAATAACAGTACCGTGAAACAAAGACATTCACTTGTAAATTTAATTAAATATAATGTTATGAAAATTACAGAGATTATCAGTGTCGACACATCAGAAAACATTGGTCCTGCCCCTCGAGGTGTATGTTCTCGCCCTGCTTCTTCATTACCGGCTTCGTGGCTATCTTCTTGTAAATCACAAGGTAAAAGAAAGAGAACCGGCGACAGAAAACAAAAAGTACACGGAAAAACAATAAAAGTAGCCGGTAAGAGAATAAAAGGTAAAAAGTATGGCGGTCCACTGCCAGACTATTCTGCCTAGATATCAAAAATAACAAAACCTAATAGCGAGCCAACAGTATATATAAAACCCAATAGCGAGCCATAACTATCAATATGCGAATAGGATTCATAGGTCTTGGTAAACTGGGTATGCCCTGTGCGGAAGCCATGGCAGAGCGTGGTGCCACAGTATCTGGCTATGACATAGTGACCAAGATCAGCACAAAGATAGATGTCAAGTTCAGTCTACGAGAAGCAGTGGAGGGACAGGAGATTGTGTTCGTTGCCACGCCCACACCACACGAGTCTGGATACGATGGTCGTGAACCCAGCAGTCATCTAGAGCCTCGAGACTTTGATTATTCGTCTGTAATTGAAGTGCTCAGTGAATGCGATCAGTGGATGACCAGAGATCAAACATTGGTTCTGATATCCACAGTGTTACCAGGAACGACAAGACAAAAATTATCTCATTATGTTAGTTCTACAAATTTGATTTATAATCCATATCTCATTGCCATGGGTACAGTGAAGTCGGATTTTTTGTTACCAGAAATGATAATTGTTGGCACAGATACCGGCCAGGCCAGCATAGATGCCTATCGCTTACAAGAATTCTACAGAAGGATATTGGGCTACAATGCTCGTTATGAAATGGGCACTTGGGAAGATGCCGAAGCCATTAAGATATTTTACAACACTTTTATCAGTACCAAAATAGGTTTGGTCAATATGATACAGGATGTGAGCGAACGGTTGGGACACATGAATGTGGACACAGTGACTCGTGCTTTGGCCAACAGCACAAAAAGAATTACCAGTGGCAATTATATGCGGGCAGGCATGGGCGATGGTGGTGCTTGTCATCCCAGAGATAACATTGCTCTGCGTTGGCTGTCCAAGGAACTCAATCTAGGCTATGATCTGTTTGGTGCTGTGATGACTGCGAGAGAACAACAGGCAGAGAATATGGCTAAAGCAATATTGACTCACGGATCAAACATACATTTTACCTCAGATTCTTATAAACCCAACACCGACTTGATAGATGGCTCTTATTCTCTATTAGTACAATATTATATTAAAAAACACTCAGGGTATGTGGTCAAAGATTTAGAAGATGCAGATGTAATTGTGAGAGTACACGAAAAGGATAATATAATGAATACCGGCAAAGAAATTATATTTGATCCGTGGAGAACTTATCCTAAATCAAAAAATGTAATTTACTATGGATTTACCCAATAAAGAAGTCATGGGAAGGAGGGGGACCTTCAATAAAATGAGTAAAATTTATCTACCAAAAGATAAAAATATAATTTTTGAAACCCTGGAACAATCTTTAACATATTTTTTTACAAGAAAGGCAATAGATAGTTTTAAATATTGTCATAAATTCCAACAAAAATTAATAGACAATCGTGCGTTACATTGGACTATTGATTTTGGTGTGCCAGAAAATCCTAAAGAAAAACCGTGGTCTGATCTTTGGAGAGACAGAAAAGAAGAATTAACGATCAAAGGATTGTGGTTTAAAAATCCCACAGAAATAATACATAATCCTAAAATACATCTATTCTAAAGACATAAAAAAAGGGCGACAATTTCTTGCCGCCCTTTTAACAACTCAACTAAAAAGTTTAATTACGCAGAGTGATTGATTACTTTTCTGCCTGATTTCTTCAATAGAGAAATGATATTGTTTTTCATTTCTAATGCAGAAGATTGAGGAGCAGTACCGATCACGTTCACTGTGAAATCTAAACCTTTTGCTAACAATTTGTTAGTCGCAGTTTTTCTCGCTGTGTTTTTCACTGCTAGATTTCTGAACTTGATTTTACCACCGTGAACTTGACCGTTCACTGTGTATGCTCTTGCTGGTTCCGCAAATACACCGATTTGTTTTGCTCTTGATTTGAACTCTCTAGTGTATACTACGTATGGTGTGCTTCTTGCCATTTTTTCTCTTCCTTTGTTTTTTGAAGAGACAGTTTTGTTAGATCCAAATAATCCAAAAAACATATGTGCCTCTTTCTGTTATTGTTTAATGCAGAGATTATTCTCAACATCATATAAAAATATATTTTAAACTATTTTGAAAAAAAGTCAACCGCTAATTGTGACTATTTTGGTAAAGGTTAATTATCCTTAATATCTGGAACATGAAATAGGTCTACGCCGTCATCAAGCAATTCGTTCACTTGTTCTTTTGAAGGAGTTCCATAAAATTTATCATCTCTCTTGCCTTCGCTCGCTTTGACGGCTTCGTCATAGAATTTATCTCCCACATTCTCAAAGTTTTTCAATATATGCTTACGAATATGACGCATTACATTTTTCGCTTGTGTGGCCAGCATCATCTCATCGTTTACCATATTTTTCTTATAGGTTTCCATTTTTTTCTCGGATTTTTTTTTTGAAGTGCTTATACTTGGCGCCATCAATGCTTTATCTACTGAAGGACTTTCACAAATAGGGCAAGTTAAATAACCATTTTTCTTTTGAGAATCAAAAGCATCACTGTCAGGAAACCAGCCATCAAACTCGTGTTCGGAATCACAAATGAGTTTATATTTGATCATATACATACTTATTATAAACATATTGACAGTATCTGTAAAGTTAATATAAAATATATTTTTATGAAGTATAAAATTGAAGATACTACAGATAATACCGGAGAGAACATTTCGTTGTGGCATTCGGATTGTTTTGTACAGGAAAAGGCAGTGGCCGCTTTATACAATAAGTCAATTACATTTTTGCAAGAAAAAGGGTGGGTAATGAATCCCTTTCATTTTATCAATAACAATCACAAGGTGATTTGGGCCGAGAACAATAAAGGTGAAGTAATGGGCGGTGTAGTCTATGAATATCATAAAGCCAATCGCCAAGGGTTTTTTGTATTAATTTTTACCGATGACAAGTTTAGGGGACGACACATATATACTCTATTACAAAGAGCAGTAGAAGACGAGACAATCAAATTAGGCGGGACTAGCATTGCCAGTATGGCACACAAAGATAATATACCTCGATTGAAAGCAGGAGAACGAGAAGGAATGTTGCCACAATATCTGAGATTATATAAAGACCTCCAACCGGAATTAGAAAAAAGAAAAGTAAAGATGTCTTTAAAATCTAAAACACCATGGGAAAACCTTTCGAAAGAAAAGTGGAATCATAACGCAAGTGAAAATAAATGATTAATGTAAGACCCATAGAAGAAGAGTTATTGACAAACGAAGAACAAGCAATCATAATAAAAAAACAAAAAATCGAGATCGAAAACTTAAAATTTCAAGTACTGGAATATCAACAGATAGTAAAAGAACTCAGTGATAAAATATCATCACGGGTAAAGTAAACAAAAACGAACAGCATCTCTTTTTTTTCTAAATTTTATAAACTCATCACTGACAAAAACGTTTTTGAGCCCACCGTTCTTTTCAATAAAATCATCAATGTCCCAATCAACACGATAAAAAAACTCTTCTGAAAGACTTATTTTGGTGCCCAAAATAAGTGGCCACCAATGTAAAGGATTTGTTCCATATTTTGAGAACAGTATCAAAAGAGGATATAACAATACTATTGTAAAAGGTTCTATCCACCAAGTAATAGAATCAAATGTCAACCAATCCAAAAAATGAATTAGACCCCACCAAGTAGATAAAATTAACAACAAAAAAAATACTAATTCGGAGTCATTAATATCATCATTAGGGTCATAGTAATAGATTCTCATTGTTTTTTATTTAATATTAGTTGTATATACTATTAATTACCAAATTAAATAAAGTAGACAAATACAAATTTTATGTTAAAATTAAGTTAAATAGACATATGGATAAAAGAACTCGCAGTATTTTAGAAGAATTAGGCTCAGTAAGAATCAACAAAGAGCCAGAAAACTTTGTAGAATCCAGAGCATCTCACATTATTGAAAGTGCAATTAATCTTATTTTTTATATAAGAGAAAATTTTGACAGCCAAACAGCATTTACTTTAGAAAAAAAATTTCATTCTGCTATTAAAAATCTAGATGGTAATAAATTTTCTCGAGGCGTCAACAAAATAAAAGAATTAAAAGAAATAAAAAGTACTTTACACATTAAAGAGGGAGAGTTAAAAGAAGAGGATGATTAATGTTAATAGAAGAAGTACTATCGGAATTTAAAAGAACACATCTAGAGCACATAGAAGATATTATTCTTCTCAACGGATATGAAGGCGGTCAAGCAGTAGTTGGCTATTTTACCAATATCTACAACACCTTAAAAGGCGAGTCATCGTCTCCCTTACAAATTTCTGTTAAATGGGATGGAGCACCCGCTGTAATATGTGGAATAAATCCAGACAATGGTAAATTTTTTGTAGGAACCAAAAGTGTGTTCAACACAACACAGCCAAAGATTAATTATACCAAACAGGACATCGCTCGCAATCACGGAACAGATGACCTTGGACAAAAATTATTAAAGTGCCTGGTGCATTTACCCAAATTAAATATCCAAGGTGTGGTACAAGGAGACATGATGTTCACCGACAACGACCTAACGTCTAGGGACATCAACGGCACACCGTTCTTCACGTTCCGACCCAACGAAATCGTTTATGCGGTGCCGGTGGATTCGGAGATAGGCAAACAGATAGAACAGGCCAAACTAGGCATAATATTCCATACTACATATGTGGGAGAAAGACTAGCAGACATGAATGCCGAAGCCGGAGCAGATGTTTCGAAGTTTACAAAAACCGCAGATGTCTGGTTTGATAATGCCACATATAAGAACGTGTCAGGTTCTGCCACATTCACTAAATCAGAATCTCAAGAATTTGCACAAGGAATTAAAATATTACAGACACTGTTGAACTCGGTGCCTAAAAATCTATCAGCAATGTTAACCACAAATAAAGATTTCGTTCCAATGTTTCAGATGTTTATTAATTCAGAAATCAAACAAGGAAGAATACCGACCGATGTTACTCAATTTTTAAAATCGTTTCAGGAGTTTTATCTGGATAGAATAAAACAGCAGATTGCCGGATTGAAAGCACAAAAGGCATTAGCTTTACGACAACAAAAAATGGCAGATATGCCTAAGTTTTTAAACACAATGAAAAAACCTTTACAAGCCATGTTGACATTTTATAAACAGGCGCAGGCATTGAAATTAAAAGCACTACAAAAAATGAATCAGGCAATGCAGGTAGGCACGTTCACACAGACCGATTCGGGACTAGAAGTTACAGACCCAGAAGGCTTCGTAGCGGTGGGCACAAATGGTGGTGCAGTTAAACTGGTAGATCGTTTGACTTTCTCTCGTAGAAATTTATCTGCTATCGGCAAATTTCAAAAAACCGCCTAGTGTATTGCTGACACAATTTTTTAAATTGTGAGAATCAAAAAACATTTTATAATTATGTTCTCTAATAGACTCTGTTCTTTCGTATAACACCTTCCAGTCCTTGGTCTTTAACTGTTTGCAAAGATCGACAATGGCATTGATTCTTAAATCGGGGTCGTCGATCGAGTCATACGATTCATTGAAAATGTTATCAAATGTTTTAAAACCCAATTTTTTTAAATCGGAAAGATAATCTTTTTTTCCGTGTACTACAAACAATTGTTTCATTATTATTGCTTTCCACGTTTTCTCTGTGATAAAAACTTCTCCAAAGTCGTGCGTCTCGGATATCAAATTAATTACTGAGTGATTATAGGGTTTCTCAAAAATATCTCTATCAAATCCGTATTTGGGATAGTTGTTGGCATCCACCCAAGGTAGTTCATATTCGGCATCTAGTTTTATCTTTTTATCCAGAAAACTATACAAACTTCTGTCTAAAAGATTATTGTTGTACATTTTATCAAAAAGTTTTATTCTATGTTTTCTGGGATTTTTATTCAGATAAAAAAAGTCATATTTTTTTTCATTGTGATTGATATCAAATATCTTGTTTTTGTATCTTTGGTGCATCATCCACCAAAACCAACTGTCTTGACCGGTCCAATAAACATAACTCTTATTTTTTAATTCTATCTGTTCCAGTTCGGCAATATTAGATTTTGATTCCCAAGGATTTGCAATGATAAAAGTAAAATTCTCCTGCGCCAAATATTCAATTCTATAATTTAAATCTTTCCAATATTCTTTGTTATTCCAAAGCCTACGATTTTCTAGTCTATGATCTATGAGGGCGAATTTTCTATGATAGTTTTTTAAGTCGTAATTTTTTAATGTGTACCATTCCCCGGTCAGATCAAAGCATTGATTTTTTATATTTCCAAACTGTATGAAGTCCTCTAACTGGTTATGATTACCAGTTTTCATCACGTCTGTGAGAAAAAAATTGCGTTCCATGACACGGTAAATACGTTTATGTTAAAGTTTTTACAGTATGTATCCGAAGGAAGAGTGGTGAGAAGACAAAGTGACCTACGTAGGTATACTTTTTCCGAGATACAAGAAAAACTATATCTTAGTTTTTTAGCACTATCGTATTTAAAAAATTTTAAAAACAATCAGTCATGGCTTAAAAGTTATGCAGATAACACACTAACTTTTGGTAATTTTGACTTGGTGAGGATGGCAGGAAATGACTTATATAATATGTTATCTGTTGTTGATGGACAAAAAGACATTGTTAAAAAATTAAAAAATTCAAAACAAGCCGAAGCACTAAGACAAAGACACATCCTACCAACATTTGCTGTGAGAAGATATCTACATAAATTTAGAGATGATTACGTTTTTTTAGTTCAATTGGAAAATAGCCTTAACATAAAAGACCCAGTTTATAAAATTATGAGAAGGCAATTGGCCGACTTCAATAATCTAAATTCCATAGAAAAAAAGAAATTAAAAGACCGATTGTCTATGTTAGTTAAAAGCAAGTTAACCGGAACCGAAATTGCAAAAAAAGTATTAGAACAAGATTAAACCTTATTTTTGTGCTTGAAAGTACAAAAACAGCCAAAAATCTTAATAATATATTAAAATTTACCAATCATAACGATAAATAATTGCAACGTGTCATCGGAGCGATGACTCGCCATTAACAGAGAAAAAAGGAGAAAAAAAATGGCAATTACAAAAAACAACTTCTCACTAAACCAAAACTACGAAGTTGGTTCAGTAGATGTAAAGTTCTTCACAGTAGACTTTATCAACACTATGGCGTCTGAGACAGGTGATGTATCATCTGGTTCAGCTGTTGCTGGTATCGATCTTGTGAGAAACACAATCAACCAATACGTGACTATCTTAGCAGAAGGTCCATTAACTGATTCAGGAACTCAAAAAACTTTTATGGTTAGAGCTGATCAATTAGATGATTTATCTGCTACTACTACGTTAGCGGCATTACAAACTGCAATCAGAGCGTTAGACCAGTCTTCAGCGGCTTACCCTAACATCACTGCGGACATCACGTCAGCAACAGTTACAGAAACTAAACTTGGTATCTTAACTGCGGCGGCTGTAAGCTAATAGTCTACCGTAAGGTAACACTTTACCAAAAGGGCCAGTCTATTAATTTAGGTTGGCCCTTTTTTATTGAATAAATTATAATGTTACAATGTATTCATTTGAAATTCAAACCCTAATAGATATAACCGACAACGGAAATTTGAAACAGAACTTCCCCTTCAAGACCAAGAGCGGAGAACTTATCCACGACAAACACAGCCTCGACATAGCAAAAAATCAAAATAACAATTTTGAAACATTGATACAGTTATTACAAATGAGAGGAAACATAGTCTGGGAGAATGTGCCTATCCGATCCGAAATTATTTTGACACAGGAAAAATTGTTTGGATCACACTATGAAGGCAAGGCCAATGTGTGGACCTTTAAATGGGAAGTAGAACAACCGGAAATTTATAATGACAATGATGTTGTGTGCGGAAATCTAATTATTGATTTTGATTATGTACCTATATTAAATTTCTGTAAAGAGTCTGTTACATTTCCCGCCAACGCCTTTATAACGCAAGATCATAAATTCAAAAACACAGTGTTTACTTTCTGTGGATTGCAGACTAAATAAACTTAATCAAGGCTTCAAGCACATAGGCACAGCACAGGCATATTTCCAGGCAAAGAACCAGCATCTGAGCGATGCAAAAAGGAAATTAAAATGAGTGAATTAGAAAAAACAAATCTAGAAGCACACGTGGACCTTTGCGCCGAAAGGTATAAAGGCCTACACGACCGTCTTTCCGCGATTGAATATCAATTGAAAAAAATGAACGACGATCTATTAGTCAACCATAAAAGTTCCAGCAAAACACTCATAATGACAGCCGGTACGGTTGTAGCAGGATTATTATCCACTATAGTGGTTATCCTGATGAAGATGCCATCATAATAACAGACCCAATGAAAATCAATATATCTCGATACGTTCGAGTCACAATATCAGAACAGGACATGGAATTCCTAAAGAAACATAAAGATCTTAGCAGTTTCCTACAAAGCCAACTTTCGCCCGAAGAACACAAGACTGCCAAGATACTGTCTGATAAGTGTATTTTGGTAAGAAAAAAATTAAACAACGACACTCAATATGCAGTAAATAAAAACATTAAGTTGTTTTTATAATGCAAAAAAGAGAAGAATTAATAAAACAGATCAAGGCGTACAACCTAGACGGCAAACTAAAAGAGTTAGCCAAAAAGGACGAGGAAAAACGGCCATTCCGTCACCTACCCAAACAATTTTCAAAAGGCATTTTAATTGGTAATATCGCAATTGTTCCTCGAAAGTCAGACGAGACTAGATACGTGTATGTGATAGCAGACATGATCAAGGCAAAAGTGTTATTTGATGATGTGTGTCTGAAACAAACGGCAATATTGATAGCACATTATCTGGCAGACCAAAAGTCCATTCCTTTTAGTGTGATAGAGTTGGATGGCAGATTTGCCTCCAAATTGTTCGACATCAAAAATTTTAAAAGGCACTATAGATTGGCACAAAAAGAAGGCGATGAAAAACTGGAATTTATATATGAAAACAAACTTATTGAGACCAACAGAATAGCCGATGAGATTAAAGACAAAATACACTCTATGTTTGATGCCACTTTCAAAACACAGATTTAACACAACATTGATAATAAATACATCGTAATATGGCTAAAACAATTATTAATGAAACTTGGCAGATTCCTGCAGGAAAGAAGCGTTTTTATGCCCATGATCAAGATAAGATGATGGATATAAGAACTAGATTCAGAGATTATCTCAATATTGGAAAGGTAATAGCACATAAAAATGTGGATACTTCTGATGATGGTGACATTATAACTTTAAAAACCATATGGAACGATTCTGAAGATGCTGATAGTTTTTTTTCCTGGTTTTCTGATAAGTACGGAGAACAGAAAAAACAGTATGAACAAGAAAATAACATTAAATATTCTAAAACTGTAGAAATAGAGGAGTAAACAACAATGTATAGAGTAACAACAACATTCAAAATGCCACGTGGCACACAAAGGTACTACACAGTTACTCCGGAATTAAAAGCAAAACTGGAAAGTTATAAAAAAGCCGGAAAATTGCAGTTAGTGAGAGAAGTAGAACTAGACGAAAGTAATATGATAACAGCGAAATACATCAATGATTGGCAAGACAAAGCGACATTTGATGAATTTAATAATTGGTTCGAAACAAATTATAAGGCAAACAACGATGCTTACAATACCGAAAACAACATAACAAAAACAATTGAAACGCAAGAGGAAATATAAAAATGAAAGCATCTGATCTGACAAAAAAAGTCACCGTTGAAGGACTACTAAAAGAGTTTCAATCTCGTTTTGGACAAACAATGAATCTTTCTGGAATGACTTTAGAAAATTTAGAAGATCTAGCAAATCATATCAGAACCAAAATTCATACAATCACAGATAACACCCACTTTGGAAAAGAGTTAAACAACGAAAATTATCAAAAGTCACAAGCAATGCTGGATGTGGTCAATCAAGCGATAAAGGAATATGGCACAGGTGAGTTGAAAACAGATCCAAAGACCAAAACAATAGTGAAAAAAATTCAGAATATTCCAACTCTACAAGACAAAGAGAAAAAAGAGATCATTGGAGACCTAGTGACCACGGAAGTTGCTGAGGGAATAGAACAACAGTCAGAATTAATCCTTGCCGCCAAAGACATGATGGACAAGGTGACAGGTTACCTGGAAGACCTTGCGTCAATGAAGACAGAAGGCATGCTGGAATTGGCAGACAGGATCAGAGATGAGATGGGTGCTGACAAGGCAGATGCCTTCATCGCAAAAATTCAACCAGCCATAGAATCAGCAGAAGCAACATTGACTCAGACAAGACAAGATCTAGAAAGTGGTGTGAGAATATTGACCGGAGAAGAAACGGAATCCGACCCCATGGGACAGGAAGAACCAACAGATAGCCTGGACACAGATTTAGATTCTATGAACTTAGATACAGGTAGTGAAGACGAGTTTGGTGCCACAGATGCCAACGCCGGCGGTACAGAGCCCGAAGGCAGAGAGAAAAGAGAATCTCGAGAAGTATTTGAAACCACATCAAGAATAATTTCCAAATTATCATCAAAATCAAAAGGGAGATAATCCCGTGAGGTTCTTTGAATTCCAAGACAGCAAGACAGTGGAACTTCAATCTGCAGTCATCAATACTCTCAACGGAATCCGAGGAGATGCGAATGATGCCGAACAGACAGCAGAAATAAGTTTCGCCGCCCTGGAGCAGATAATAAAAAATACCGGATATCCGCAATTCAATTATGAACTATTCAAATCCATGTATGACGAATCGGATGCTCTTAAAAGTGTGGTGAATGATTTCAATCAAGAAAAGATTATTTTAAAGACCGAAAAAGAAATGGCCAAAGATGCACCCATGGATTATGACAATCAAGGTTCCACGGACACAGTTAAGAAGATGGCCCAATCAGCATTAAAACGTAGACAATAATTATAATTACAATAGTGTCTACTCCTTATATTTCAATCGACAACATAACTCATATCAACGCAGAACTTTCTAATTTTTGTAATGCCGCTTGTCCAATGTGTGCAAGGTTTGATAGCAATCAAAATCTGTTAAAAGATCTAACAAATAATAGTCATACAACTTTGAATGATATTAAACATAAGATTGGAGAAAAAATAATAAGCAATTTAAGAATATTTAGGTCCTGTGGTAATTTAGGAGATGGAACCATGAATCCGGACTGTGCTGAAATTTATGATTTTATCAGGAGCAAAAATAAAAAAATAAAGTTAAGTATTAACACCAACGGAGGGGCCAGAAGTGAAGAATTTTATAAAGAAATGGCAAAAATTGGAGTAGATATTATTTTTTCAATTGATGGGCTCGAAGACACAAATCATCTATATAGAAGAAATGTTAAATGGGGTAAATTGATGTCTAACGCCGAAAGTTTTATAAAATCAGGCGGCCACGCACAATGGGATTTTTTAGTTTTTAAACATAACCAACATCAAGTAGATTTGGCCAAACAATTAAGTGAAAAAATGGGTTTTAAATCTTTCAACAAAAAAACAACTACAAGGTGGAATGATTTTGATTCTGATGGAAATTGGATCGAAAAAACAAAAATAAAAGTAGACGGATATGACTTAGAAAAACCATCGGTTGAAAAAGTGTTGAATGTTAACAATACCAGAGATATAAAAGTAAAAGATATAGAAAACCCGCCAGTTGAGAAAGTGTTGAATGTTAACAATACCAAAGATATAAAAGTAAAAGATATTAAAAAAAATTCGACAAAAATTGTATGTAATTCTTTTATGAAACACAATGTTGAAATATTTTTACACGCTAATGGCAATGTAAGTCCTTGTTGTTGGTTAGGAGATTTAAAAATCCACGAAAGTAAAAATATAATTAAAGATTACAACAGCGTCAATATAAAATATAGCAGTCTGGAAGAAATTTTAAATGGGCAGTATTTTAAAGAAATATGGAAAGGCATTATAGGACAGCAACAAGACTATCGTTTGGTGACTTGTCAAAACGTGTGTGGAAAATATGAGTAAAACCTATTGTTCTAAATTATGGGATCACCAATACATTCACATGAGTGGCAGTTTACGTTTCTGTTGTGCCACCAATGATAACATCAACAACCACGCAGGGAATCGTTATCATGTCAACGACACGTCATTGGAAAACGTGTGGAACAGCGAGCACGTGCGAAACACTCGACTCAAAATGATACGCGGGGAGGAAGTAACAGAATGTAGAAAATGCATGGAACAGGAGTCTAGAGGATATGCATCTATGAGATCCACAGCAGACAAAGAACAAAATTTTAACAACACAGAATCAGACGGACGAGTATCTGTGATGCCCAGCTCTATGGAACTGCATTACGGAAATGTATGTAATCTAAAATGTAGGATGTGTTCACAGAACTATTCCAATCAGGTAGGCAAAGAACTATTAGAAATTGGGGAGCAGGATAAAGATTTTTTAAGTTGGGTGGTCAAACAAAGTGGCAATGTCAACAACTGGACCAATAACCTTTCCGTAGAATATAAATGGTTTGAGAACGAAAAGAACAAAAACAAATTAAGTTCTTTCGTCAGTGAAAACATAACTCAGTTGACAGTTATAGGAGGTGAGCCCACAGTCATCCCCGAGTTCTATGAATTATTTGATCATTGTGATCAGCAAGGTACTCTCAAAGAAAAACAATTTACCATAGTAACGAATCTTACCAACACTCATCCCAAGATGCTGGAAAGATTGCCCAAATTAAAAAGTTGGACCATATGGGCCAGCATAGACGGCATTGGTGAGAGGACAGAATATATTAGATATCCCAGCAATTTTAACAAGATAAAAGAAAATTTAAATATCTATAAATCTTTACTAAATCAACACAACAATGGAAAAATTGTGTTCAGCCCAGCCATACAACTATTGAACATAGATCAGTTGGATGAGATGCTGGAGTGGTTTGTGGATTTTGCTGACGGTGAATGGGGGAATAGTTTTGATGTATCTTGGCTGGCCCAGGTCTGGTATCCACGTATCTGTAACTATGATATAGCGCCAAGCGAATACAGATCGAAAGTGGCAGACAAATTGGAACAGAAAATTGATTCATTTGAAAATTACAAATCAATAATAACTCTTTATAAAAATCAAATAGAAAATTTGAGGAAGAACACACTGGACAAAGACACAGAAAAATATCTACAAGAGTGTTTTATAAAATACAATGATAGATTGGACGCCCATAGAGGCCGCACCACTTGGAGACAACTGTTGCCAGAACTAGAAACTGCTTTGACAAAAGCCGTTGGTTAGTATATAATATTATGATGAAACTGCCAGAAGACATATTAAAAAATAAGGGTATCTCCCTGGTAAAAAAATATCCATACAGTGAGATAGAGCGTGTCTCCCGTAATGGATCCAGGCATTATGCCACACCGGATGGTCGTCAGGTACCTTCTGTGACAACGATACTGTCACAGACCAAGGACATGACACACCTACACGCTTGGAGGAAGCGAGTAGGAGAGGCGGAAGCACAGAGGATAGCCACAGAGTCGGCCAACATAGGAACGGTCATGCACAAGAGCCTTGAGCGCCATGTGTTGGGGCAGGATCGCACACCTGGCAGTAACCTTATACAACAAAAAGCACACGCAATGGCCAATGTGATCATTGAGCACGGTCTAAAAGGTGTGGACGAAGTATGGGGATCAGAGATCAATCTCTACTATCCAGAACTGTATGCCGGCACCACAGACCTTGCGGGCGTTTACAACGGTGCACCTGCCATAATGGATTTCAAACAGGCCCGTAAATTAAAGAAGGCAGAGTGGGTAGAGGACTATTTCCTACAGTTGGTGGCCTATGCGGAGGCACACAACAAACTATTTGACACGGACATACGCACGGGTCGTATCTTTATATGCACACAGAAAAACGAGTACCAGACCTTTGAAATAGACGACTACGACAAATGGTCAGATCGATGGTATCGCAGAGTAGAGCAGTATTATAAGTCCATACTTTAATATAAATAGTAATAAATTATGCCAATAGTACAAATTAGTAGAATACAGCACAGACGTGGAAAAGCAATTGATTTGCCGCAACTGGCCGCGGGCGAGTTGGGTTGGGTTATTGATGAACAACGATTATTCATAGGAAATGGTACAGTGTCGGATGGTGCTCCGGCGGTGGGCAATACAGAAATTCTTACAGCAGGATCATCGGGATTTTCAGCGGCACTAAATTACATCTACAAAGGATATAGACAAGACGGAACTGTTCTAACAGGTGCAAATGTAAACACACCAACGATAAGAACTTTACAAGAAAGATTAGATGATTATGTTTCTGTGAAATCGTTTGGCGCGGTGGGAAATAATTCCATTGCAAATATGTCTGTGACAACAGCATCTATCCAGAGAGCATTAGATGAATTATATTCTGATATCGTAGACGAAGACGATGCTCAAAGTAGAAGAATATTATTTTTTCCTGCAGGCACATATAGAATTTCTAACACATTAAAAATTCCGCCTTATGCCCAATTGGTTGGCGAAGGCAAAGGCAAAAGTATTATTGTTCAGGCCAGTGCGTCTGGTCCGGTAGCACAAACCGTCGACAATGATGGCAACGAACATTTATCAATCGGTACCGCAAGTGCTGAACTTCCAACAAAAATAACTTGTGAAGGATTAACATTTGAAAATCCTACAGGTCATGGTGGTGTGAGTCTAGATTGTGCTTCGAATGTCAGATTTATTGATTGTGAATTTATAGGATCTTATGCGGCAGGTGGAGCCGACAGCGCCTTTTCAAAAGGTATAACTGTTAGAAGTACAGATGCCGAAACACATTATACTAAAAATGTCTTGTTTGATGGATGTACATTTACAAAATTTGCTAGACTAGTGGACCTAAGTTATAATTCATCTAACATTAGATTAATAAATTGTGATTTTTCAGAAGCAAGAATCGGAGTTTTCATTGGAGAACAAATTGACGGATCCACCAATGGTCTCAATGTTGGACCAAAAAATGTTCAAATAGCATTTAGTAATTTTTCAAACATCTATGAAAATGGTATTAAAGTTTTTGGATATTCTCCGGGTGCCGATGCGGGTACCGGTGATGTGAGAAACATTGTTAGTTTCAGTAACTATTTTTCTAGAACGGTCGGATTAGCCAACGGAAATATAAACAATACCGAAACATATCCTATAATTAATTTTATCAAGGGCCAAGAATGTGTTTCACAACTAGACTTTTTTGATGCTGAAGGTAATAGATCAACATCGGTGAAACCACTGGAATATATTCATGGTTCAGGAATACAAACAAGAGCATTTAAATCAACAACGTTGTCGGATAACACAGTATCGGGATTTACAGGTATACGAGTTTATCTTCAGTCTGGAAAAAATTTAACTATGAAATATAAAATTTCTAGAGGCTCAAATTATCGTTCTGGAACTTTTAGTGTCAACGTTGCTGGAAGTTCTGTTTCTTACAACGATAGTTATGAAGAAAATTCAGATATGGAGGTTACACTGTTTGCCGATTTAGCAGATTCGGATAGTGATACCAACAATGACACTATTAGAGTTTTATATAACACGTCAAATACCGGTAATGATGCTGTCCTAGATTATCAAATAACAGAAATGTTATAGATCTATCAAAAGTTGTATAACGAAATAAAAATATTAAATCTAGACATCCTTTATTATTTTCTTTATAATAGCATATAATAATAAAAAAACATTATATGATATGTCAAAAACAATTTTAACACCAGAAAAAAAAATTCAGATAAATATGGATACAAGACTTAAACAAAATTCCAATGAGACCTATAAGATAATGACACACACAAACACATCTACCATTAAAGTCAAAAAGAGAGACGGCAGAACAGAAGAATTAGATATCAACAAAATTCATTTCGTGGTTGAAGAGGCCTGTGAGGGACTTTCCGGTGTCTCATCATCACAGATAGAGATCAATGCCAACCTGCAATTTTATGATGGTATCACTTCCAAGGACATACAGAATGTTTTGGTGCGTTCGGCCAATGACCTGACTACTTTGGAAAATCCCAACTATCAATATGCCGCGGCTCGACTATTGCTATATGATATAAGGAAAGAGGCACATGGTCAGTACGAATACCTTCCATTATTAAAATTAATTTTAAGAAACATCAAGTCTGGTGTATATGATAAAGGCGTGGTGGAAAGGTATAATAAGACAGAAATTAAAAAAATGAACACCTGGATTAAACGAGAAAGAGATCTAAATTTTGCTTATGCAGGATTAAGACAGGTTGTGGACAAATATCTTGTACAGGACAGAAGCACTGGGCAATTATACGAAACTCCTCAAGATATGTATATGATGATCGCCGCTACACTTTTTCAAAATTATCCAAAAAACAAGAGGATGACCTATGTTAAAAAATATTATGATGCAATTTCAACTTTCAAAATCAATATCCCGACTCCGGTCATGGCGGGTGTTAGGACACCTATCAGACAGTTTGCAAGTTGTGTTCTCGTGGACAGTGACGACACTCTTCCTAGCATCTTTAGTACTGATATGGCTATTGGTCTATATGTGGCACGTCGTGCTGGCATCGGTATCAACGCTGGTAGAATCAGAGGAATCAACGCCAAGATAAGAGGTGGAGAGGTACAACACACAGGTGTAGTTCCGTTCCTGAAGAAATTTGAATCAACAGTTAGATGTTGCACACAGAATGGTGTGCGAGGAGGATCGGCCACTGTGCATTTTCCGATCTGGCA